CACCCTCTACCCTACGTTCTAAGTAGTGAGGCTCCACACTAAACTCCTCAAACTCCTCAAAGATAAGGTTAGAAGCCAATACTTCTGAGTTATAAGTCCCCACCTCCACATCACCAGCCTGTAGAAACTCTTGTTGGTCATGAAATAGGCTCATTGTCTCTCTCCTTCATATGGATTTACATACGCACTTAGTACATTAGATAACCTAGGCTTACATTCCCTAAACTCAGGACACATCCCTCCCCTATACACACACTCAGGCACTAAGAAGGGGGCTAACTCAGGCTCCACCCTCTCTAAGGCTCTTCTAAGCTTTCTTAACACACCCACTGTCTTGGCATGGCTCTTGAAGCAGAGCCTCTTACGTGCCATCTGTATTAGTGCTTGTGCATTAATAAGCATACCATGGTTAACGGGGGTGTTCCTATCCACTACAGCAGTTGGGTCAACGTATAAGTCATCTCGCATAGACTTAACAAAGTGCTCCACCCCTACCTTATGCCTCACTAAGTGTGTGGAGACAAAAGAGGGGATGCCTTGTAGCTCCACCTGATACATTAAGCAACGCAGAGGACTATGTTCAGCCCTAGCCATCTTACCTATACTCACCTTGGAAGTCTGACCATGCATAGTCATTTCACAACCCCAGCGTACTAAGTCTACATCAGTAGCCTTCCTAACTGTCACGTTCAATGTATGTCTCCTCAAATTCTTTGTATTGGTCTTCACTACTGTAATATTTAACCACTTTCCTTATAGCATCTTTAGTCTCCCAATCCCCATCTTCAACCAGTTTGTAAGACACCGTAAGCTCAGCCCTGATCAAACCGTCAAGCACATCTGACATGAGGAGGGAGTCAAACATACTCACCTTATCTTTGTCGTTCATACGTCCTCTCCATTAATATGTTTATTCATGCAGTTAACTCCTTATATTTGGTTACATAACCAGCAGCACGAGCAGCATCAGTATCAGCACGAGCAGCAGCATAAGCAGCATAAGCAGCATAAGCAGCAGCATCAGCATAACAATCAGTATCAACAGCATTAGCAGCAGCATAAGCAGCATAAGCAGCATAAGCAGCAGCATCAGCATAACAATCAGCAGCAGCAGCATGAGCAGCATCAGCCTCAGCATAACAAGCAGCAGCATCAGCATAAGCAGTAGCATAAGCAGCATCAGCATTAGCTTCAAGCTCCTCTAAGCTTACAGAATATCTATCAGACAACCACTTTTCAACCAGTTCTATATACTTATTCATGCAGTTAACTCCTTATATTTGGCTATACAATCAGCAGCAGCAGCATGAGCAGCAGAAGCAGCAGCAGCCCAAGCATCAGCAGAAGCAGCATCAGTAGCATCATCAGCAGCAGCAATATAAGCAGCATCAGCAGCATGAGCAGCAGAAGCAGCAGCAGCCCAAGCATCAGCAGAAGCAGCATCAGTAGCATCATCAGCAGCAGCAATATAAGCAGCATCAGCATTAGCTTCAAGCTCCTCTAAGCTTACAGAATCTCTATTAGACAACCACTTTTCAACCAGTTCTATATATTTATTCATTAGATTTCCTCTCCATTAAGATGTTTCTCTACTAACGTAGCATAGCCAGCAATGTCTCTCCAACTATCATCATAGTTAGGATCACCATTAACTATACGTGCTATCTTATGACAGATCATCGTGAGAGCCTCTGTGTGTACATCTGAGAGCTGTTTGTCATTTAGTAGAGAGTGAGTACGGATAGTGCGTAGAAGGCTCTGAGAAAGCTCTGAGTGCTTCACAAACGTACCATAACGTTTCCCTCTCTGTTCTAATGTCTCATCTACAGACATAGACGTATCTTCTCCTGCATCATTGTAATCTATCATTTTGTTAGTTCCTTATATTTGTATACCCAATAAGCAGTATTAGCACGAGCCTTAGCAGCAGCACGAATAGCACGAGCAGCACCATCAGCAGCATGAGTAGCAACAACAAGAGCAGCAGGATAAGCAGCAGCAGCAGAAGCATCAGCAGCATCCCGAGCGTTAGCTTGTGCCTCTTCTAAGCTTACAGAGTCCCCATTCTTTAACCATTTCTCCACTAATTCAATATGTATACTCATTAGTAACCCCCTGCATATTCATTATATTTTCTCCTAGTAATTGTGGCTGTCAGCATCCTCTAATATGTCATTAGTAGCGGCCTCAAAAGCTTGCTCTACCAACTCATCAATGTCATGCTTATCAGGCCATACTTCTTCCCCAGCATGCACCACTTTCTCCACTTCAAAAGAGGGGAGAAAGCCGGGACAATCTATTGTCTCAGCCTCACCGGGACAGAAGGTGCCTTCCACTTCTACATCTACTCCCCATAGGCTGCCTATAAAACTATAGCTCATTATCTACACTCCCATAATTCTCTACATGTACTATTTAAGTCCATACTATCATAGAAGGTGCAGGAATAACTCTCCCCCCAACAAGGGCCTTCCACTCTGTTAGTCTTCACATCCACCCAGATATTAGGCCCACCAAAGGTAACCAACAGTCTAGCCCCTCGATATTCACCATCAGAGCCAATGTAATATTCAATGTCTAAGGCTTCAGACACATAGTCCATAGCTGTATATGGCTCACCATCTTTATTAAGTTCCTCCTCATCTGAATAGGTGAGAGAGTGGGCTATACTTTCTACGTGGTGCTTTAATAGTTCATGGTCTTTGTCTCGGTTATCATTGCTCATGTCTCTCCTCCTAAAATATTATCTACAGTAAATGGTGCCTCTCAGCATCACATAACTCCCTAACATTGCCCAGCTGACAACAGTAAGGAAGGCATGCCTAGCCTATTACACATTCTTATATGCATCTTTCCCCAATAGGCCAGATGGTTACGCTTAAAGCTATTGTTGTAACGCTCAGCGCTATGCTTGTACACTGCTAAGTTCATTTGTTTCATGCCTCTGACTCCCATGCTAGTAATATGTTTTTGAAAGTACTCTCTACTGCACTCCATGCTGCATTATATGCTGCACAATTTGCTGCATTTGCTGCACTATTTGCTGCACTCCCTACTACACTCTCTGCTGCACTCACTGCACTCCTTGCTGCACTCACTGCACTCTCTGCTGCACTCCTTGCTGCACTCTCTGCTGTACTCACTGCACTCTCTGCTGCACTCACTGCACTCCTTGCTGCACTCTCTGCACTCTCTGCTGCACTCCTTGCTGCACTCCTTGCACTCCTTGCACTCCATGCTGCATTTGCTGCACTATTTGCTGCACTCCCTGCTACACTCTCTGCTGCACTCTCTGCTGCACTCCTTGCTGCACTCCTTGCACTCCTTGCTGCACTCACTGCACTCCATGATGCACTCGATGCTGCACCCACTGCTGCACTCCATGCTGCATCTCTTGCACTCTCATCTCCCTTTAACACCCATGAGCAGATAGTGGAATATTCTTCAATACTACAATAGGGAACTATCTTTTCTAGATTTATGGCAGCCTGACCTCTAGCAAAGTCTCTTAAGTCTTTCTCTTCTTGATCACTTAGCTTTAGCTCCTCAAGCAGCCAACAAACATCCTTCAAGCCATTGGACTCTAAAGCCTCACTGAGCTTCACGGTTGCTGATCCATGAGCTTCGATGAATGTCTGGTAGCCTTCTTCACAAGCGTCTAATTCTCTAAGTTCTTCTGCACATATGGTAGTCTTCATAATTTCCTCACATTAATTGTGGTAGTTAGCATTGCATAACTTTGTTATGCCCCTATCTCTGTCAACTACATTATCTCTATTGAGCCTGCTATAACAAAGAAAGTAAGCATGATTGTTAGTATTAGTAGATCAGTCTTCATACCATACCCTTATAAGCCTTATAGGTTTCAAGGCATACCATAGCTTCACGCTTAGTAGTACAACAATCTAACATAGTGCCATTGTACAGGACATGCCAATATAGACCACCACCACTTCTTTCAATACTCAACATAATCTTTTCCTTAATTAATTGTACGAAAAACGCTAAAAATCTAGTATATAGTAGTATACCTAACAGCTACTAAGTATACGCCTACGGCGAAGCTACTAAACATACCATAAGTTGTTTATATTATTAAACACCTTATGTATATAAACAAGAAGCTTAACGCTGGAAGCGTATACTAAGAAGTATAAGAAGTAAGTATAATACATATTTAAAAGAGCACTAACAAAAGCTAATGCTCTCTAATATATATTATTATGACATAGTAGGTAAGGACATTACTCCTTATGCTAGCTAGTTCGTATTTAGCTTCGTTCCTTAAAGCTAGCCACTTGTTTAAAGACTGGGGCTTGTCTTAAGCAGCTCCCGTGCTGCTAGTGTGTAGCTATTTAATCATAGCTAATTGTCAATGTCAAGCATCTAGTTTAAATAAACATTGATGCTTATGCTTCCCTACCTGCAAGTACATATCCTTATGTACACTATCAGTCAGTGTGGAGTCGTGCCACTTAAAGGAGCAACTCATCTCCTCAACCGATGAACACCATACTATAGAAGTGTGTCGCCAATGTCAACCACTAATAACTACATATATATAATATGTTGTAAGCCTACGGCCATATACATATATAAGACATTAAGCACATACATATATAGGCAGAGTAAGAAGCACTCGTTGCCGCTAGGCAACATATAGGACAACAGGCTGTGAGCCTAAGTATATAGCCTAAGTAGCTACTAAGTAGTATGCATAAGTAGGTTGAAGGAGGGTTGGAAAAGGTGGGGAAGTGTTGGTAAGTGTTAAGTGAGGGTAAAGCACCTACTTTACCCTCCACTCTTCCTAAGTACACTCCTAAGCCATCCTCCTAAGTATGTACCTAAGCCTGATAATATGAAGAGGCTTGGTAGGCCCCAAGGGGGGAAGGGGCCTTGTACATATAGTGCATTACAGCTTAAATATTTCTAGCCGAAATTATGCCAAAGCGAAGCTTTGAGCCTTTCTAGCCAATATAGGCCAGAACAGAGTTCTGTGCATTATGGCAAATGGCCTAGCCTCCCCTGAGTAGCTTCCTAAGATTAACACTTAATGTCCCTTACGGGACGAGAGTGCCTAAATGTATATGACTGTAAGTTTATAACATTTTAGTTAATGTTTATATATATGTACATGTGGGCGACACAACTAGTATTAACAAGGCGTATATGTGTAGGTTCGCCTCTACACCTACTAGCAGCTAGTCTGCTGACAATAAAGGAAAAATGTAATGACAATAACATTGAAAGATGTTGGCAGCGGCTTTAAGCGTACTGCTATTAATGAGAACTTTGACACCATTGAGTCAGAGCTTAATAATAATGTATTGAAGAAAGATGGCAGTCAGCAGTTGGAAGCTGATATTGACATGAACAGCAACAAAACTATTAACCAAGCTGATGGTGTGCTTAATAGTGATGGGGTTAATAAGGGGCAGCTAGTTGCTGCAATAACTGCGTTGGGTAGTGGAGAGATAGTAAGGACAAGGGAAACTCAGCTGGGTAGTGCTGCCTCAGGACAAGTGTTCACCTTGGCAGGTGCCTACACAGTGGGGAATGAGAGTCTAGAGGTGAGACGTAATGGACTCCCACAACAGACCTCCTCCTACACAGAGACTAACACCACTACAGTGACTATGGTGGATAGCTTCAACCTTACAGACACTTTTGAATTCATTGTTTATACGGCAGCCTAGTATGAAAATAGACAAAGCAAGACTTAAAGATGACATGGGCAGGCCTCTTACACAGAGCCTGTTCTTAGAGATGGGCTATCATGAAGACAGAGCCATCTATACATTTAAAGACCATGACCATGAGTATAAGGGCAATACATACATTAGCCTTAAGCGTCTCTACTTGGAGATGGAAGACACCACAGAGTATGAGTTCTCTAACACCTACTTGCTAGGTTGGCAGCATTGGAAGAGGCTAAAGGCTAATAAAGCTTTAGCTAAACACTTTGCTGAATGGGAAGAGGAGCTTGAGCTTAGCTTGAAGGCACAAGGTGTGAGAGCTATCATAGACCAAGCTGCTGATGATAAAGGTTTCCAAGCAGCTAAGTGGTTGGTAGATAAAGGTTGGGACAAGCGTACAGCTGGACGTCCTAGTAAGAATGAGAAGCTTAAGGAAGAACGTATGCAGGCTAGGCTTGATGATGAGTTTGCTGGTGATGTGGTGAGACTTTTGGGAGATAGGAAATGACGACTAAATTAGCTAAAGATCAGTATGAGAACAAGGTTGTAGATGTAACAGACTTTGGTGCTACAGGAGATGGCGTGACTGATGACAGCGCAGCTTTCTTAGCTGCAAAGGCTTCTCTCGGCAGCTGGGCATACAACAGTGACCAAGATGGCACCATAATTATACCGAGGGGCACCTACTACTTATCCACAGGTGTAGACCTGTCTGAGAACAGTGGCGAGATCCATGTACTAGGAGAGGGCCAAGGTGTTACACATCTAATTTTTGCAGCTGACACAACAGGGCTTACAGTAAACTCTAGATGCTCAGACATGCATATTTGGAGCAAACCATCATGGGATGCCTCGGTTGCTGCTGGTCGTGAGGTGTATACGAGGGATACATCTGGCAGAGGGATTACAGCAGCAGGTAGATTAAAGTTTGACCGGCTCACTGTATACGGATTTGGTGGAGAGGGAATCTACATAAATCGAATGACTAATGGTAGGGTTGAGAATTGCCGTATCACAGGCTGTACGAAGGGGATTTATAATGAGGGGCTTGCAGCAGTAACTACTACATCAAGAGTGGCTAATAACTACGTTACCTCTTGTGATATTGGTTATCATTTAGATAAGTTTGATCATAGTGTTTACAGTAATAACATCGCTGAGCTTTGTGACGTGGGCTTATCTGCCACTTCCAGTTTCTCCAGTGTTTGGGAGAAGTTGTATTTCGAGAAGAACGTAACAACAGATTACTATTTCCTGAACTCGTTCCCAGTATTCGTGGGCACTATCTCTATAGTAACTGCAACTACCCCCGCCACTTCACAGAATGTGTTCAATAATGCCGTAACTACTGCGAACATGAATATGTCGGTTATAGAGCAGGACAAGTTGGCAAGCAGCCACTTAGGTATGATGTCGTATGATAACGCCGCATCACCTAACAAGGGGTTTAAGTTCAATCGCTTTAAGATGACCGGGGCTAATCAACGATTCAGAGGTCTGCGTGTTTTAGATAGGGACACAGCATCAGGTCAACTAGATGCAGTTGGCACCTTTGCTATGGTGAATGGTGCGAAGGCAGCTCACACCAGCATAGTTCAGGTGAAGGCTGACGGTACAGTGTTAGATAGTGATGGGATGGTAGCAAGTGTCTCCAAGCTAGCTACAGGGGAATACTCCTTAAACCTAGCATCTTCCACTCACCCTGACCATGTTACCATAGCCACCTACCAAGTGTATGCAACAGGGGCAACTCCCGTGAGGAATGCTCAGTGGTCTATGACCTCTGCCAACCTAGCTACACACGAGACAGGAAGGACAGGGCTGGTGCAAAAGGTATATGTAACAGTAACAGATGCATCAGGCACTTTGCAGGACAGTGGCTTTACTGCTGAAATTAAGTGGAACCGTGCCGATGACCTTACTAGTTAGGGATATTTATGCAAGAAGATGACTGGCTACAAGACGCTAAGGTAAAGCTTAAGCGTATGCCAGCAGAAGCGAAAGAGGTTAGGGAACGTGCTATGCACGATCTCTTCTTCTTTGCCAAGCTGGTGAACCCCGGATACATGTATGGGTCTGTCCACCAAGAAATATTTGCTTGGATGCAGGACTATACATTGTTTGGTCAGGGGGATGAGGCAACAAGCAATAAACTAATAATGCTCCCTCGTGCTCACTTGAAGAGTCACATGGTTGCTACATGGTGTGCTTGGATAATTACACGCCATCCAGAAGTAACTATGCTGTATGTATCAGCAACATCAGAACTAGCTCAGACCCAGCTCTATGCTGTACAGAACATCATGGGCTCCTCTTCATACATGCGCTACTTCCCTGAGTATATCAACCCACAGGAAGGTAAGCGTGAGAAGTGGTCTGCTATGAAGATGACAGTGGATCATGTGCAACGTAAGAAGGAAGGTATACGAGATGCTACAATAGCTACAGCAGGCTTAACAACCAACACAACTGGTTGGCATGCTGACATAGTAGTGGCAGATGATTTGGTTGTTCCTGAGAATGCTTACACAGAAGATGGACGAGAGAGTGTTGCTAAGAAGGCCTCTCAGTTCACCTCTATACGTAACAACGGTGGCTTCACTATGGCCTGTGGTACACGCTACCACCCAAAGGACATATATGACACTTGGAAGGAGCAGGCCTTTGAAGACTTCGATGATGAGGGTAACTTCATAGGCAAGAGTGCTGTGTGGACTATACAGGAGTATGTGGTAGAGCGTGATGGCATCTTTACGTGGCCTAGGGCTGTGCGAGAGGATGGTAAGGCCTTTGGCTTTGATCAACGTTCACTAGCTCGTATAAGGGCTGAGTATGTGGACAGAGTGCAGTTCCACTCTCAGTATTATAACGATCCTAATGACCCCGGCTCAGAGCGTATCTGTAGGGAGAAGTTCCAATACTTCAACCCACGTAAGCTCACACGAGAAGGTAGTAGGTGGATGTATGGTGGGAAGAAGCTTAACATCTATGCAGCAATAGACTTTGCATTCTCCCTATCTAAAGAGGCAGATTACACAGCCATTGTGGTAATAGGCATAGACTGTGATAAGAACATCTATGTACTAGACATAGACAGGTTTAAGTCTGATAAGGCTCATGTCTACTTCAAGCACATAGCAGCCTTACACTCCCGTTGGGGGTTTAATAAGCTTAGGGCAGAGGTGACAGTGGCTCAGACAGTTATTGTTAACAGCATCAAGGACTACTTGAAGAAGGAAGGTATGTCCTTACCTATTGATGAGTTTAGACCGGGTAAGACTGAGGGTAGTAAGGAGGAGCGTATTAAAGCCTCTCTAGAGCACCGTTACGATAACCTAGAGGTATGGCACTGTGAAGGGGGTTGGACACAGCAGCTCGAAGAGGAGCTTGTCCTAGCACGTCCTCCTCATGATGACTTGAAGGACTCCTTAGCATCTGCTGTAGACATAGCTGTTGCACCAAAACAATCTAGGAACAGGGGTATGGAAGACTTCTTTACAGGGGGAGCACAAACATCCTCACGCTTCGGAGGTGTTGCCTTTAGGTAGTGTATGCCAATAAACTATCCACAAGCCAAGTCCTATTTAATTGAACTGGGGATTTGGCACAGAAACTTTAAGTACTACGATGGTTGGGTGGTATTAGACCTAGCCCAAAGAGAATATAATATGAGGAAAGACAAGTGAGCACTAAGATTGCAGAGATACAGCAGGCCACTGGCCAAGATGCAGAAGCTGCATGGGTTAGTCAGCTTTGGGATAAGTTTAACCAACAACGTAGAGATAAGATAGAGGAGTGGAAGGAGCAAGACGCCTATGTGTTTGCTACAGACACAACCACTACAACCAACTCTACACTTCCTTGGAAGAACTCTACAACCATCCCTAAGCTATGTCAAATAAGAGACAACCTCTTCTCTAACTACGTATCAGCTCTCTTCCCTAATGACAACTGGGTGAAGTGGGAGGCATACAGCAGGGAAGATAATGTGAAGAGTAAGTCAGAGGCCATTGAAGGCTATATGTCCAACAAGGTGAGAGAGAGTAGGTTTAGGACAGAGATAGAGAAATGTCTATACGACTACATTGACAAAGGGAATGCCTTCGTCACCTCACACTTTGAAGCACGTTATAAAGAAGCTGCTGATGGCTCTATCATCCCAGACTATGTAGGGCCAAGAGCAGGCCGTATCAGCCCCCTAGACATTGTATTCAACCCACTAGCATCTAGCTTTGATGATAGCTTTAAAGTGGTGAGGAGTATTAAGACCATAGGAGAGCTTAAGAAGCTTGCAGCACAAGACCCTGACCAAAGGTTCTGGGCAGATGCTATTGAGCGTAGAGAGGCTCTACAGGGCTTAGCTGGTGGCTATAGTGTAGAAGACTTTGACAAGGCTGTACAGTACCAAGCTGATGGCTTTGGTAACATGTATGAATATTATATGTCTGACTATGTGGAGATCTTGGAGTTCTTTGGAGACTACCATGACTCAGAGACAGGCACACTACAGACAGACCGAATCATCACTGTTGTAGATCGTTCATACACTGTACGTAATGAAGCTACACCAACATGGTTCACAGGAGCTAATATACGTCACGTAGGCTGGAGATTCCGTCCAGACAACCTATGGGCTATGGGACCTTTAGACAACCTTGTAGGCCTCCAGTATCGCTTAGACCACCTAGAGAACCTCAAGGCTGATGCTATGGACTTAACAGTTCATCCACCACTGAAAGTAATTGGTGAAGTGGAAGAGTTTGTATGGGGGCCGGGTGTTGAGATTGGTATAGATGAGAATGGAGATGTACAAGAGCTCGGCAAGAATCTGAATGGTATTATGGCAGCAGCTAGTGAAATGGCAGCCATAGAAGACCGTATGGAGCTCTATGCAGGGGCTCCAAGAGAAGCAGCTGGCATACGTACCCCCGGAGAGAAAACCCTCGGAGAAGTGATGCAGCTAGCTACAGCAGCAGGTCGTATCTTCCAGACAAGAGTGACTAACTTTGAGGTGAACTTACTAGAGCCTCTTCTGAATGACATGCTAGAGACTGCTAGACGTAATCTAGACATCACTGACATTATCCGTATCACTGATAGTGAACTGGGCATACAGGACTTCCTAAGCGTCACTAGAGAGGATATTACAGCTAATGGTGTAGTTAGGCCTGTAGGTGCTAGACACTTTGCTAAGCAGTCTCAGGACTTGCAGAACGTAATGACCGTATTCAACTCACCTATTGGTCAGATGATTATGCCTCACACTTCTACTAAGGCACTTACAGACTTCGTAGAGGATATTACAGGACTGTCTGGCTATAACATCTTCACTCCTAACATTGCTGTCTTTGAGCAGCAAGAGACCTCTAGCCTAGTTGGGAGAGCTGGGGAGGAAGCGCTTATTAGAGACACAGCTCCTACGATGGAGGGCTAATGAAGACAACTTGGACTAAGGGTGTAGATAGTCAATTGGAGGCAGACATTAAGTCTGCTTTCAAATCTGCTACAGTGGTTAGGGGGAGACTTGCTGACATCTGCAATGAGAAGATAGAGACAGCCCTCTCTACTAATAAGACACAATACGACAATCCCAACTGGTGCTACCAGCAAGCTGACATCATTGGTTACAGGAGAGCACTAGAAGAAATAGTTAGCTTATTAGAAAAATAATTGTACGAAAAACTCAATATTTCTAGTATATAGTAGTATACTAAGAATATACAGGTTATACAAACTTCTTATAATATAAACATTATATTAGATAATTTATCAATAACATAAAGGTTATACATGACAGACCAGTCAGCATTTAATAGCACTACCAATCAACAGGAAACCCCTGTACAACAACCATCTCAAGAATCAGCTTTTACCAACCAGTTAAGCATGATTAAGAATGAGAATGGGGAGCAGAAATACAATGATGTCCCTAAAGCACTTGATGCATTAGCTCATAGTCAGTCTTACATTCCACAGCTTAAGTCAGAGGTTGATACTCAGGCAGCTGAAATTGCAAGATTAACAGAAGAGTTAAGTAAGAGAGCAGCAGTGGAAGACGTTGTAGGAAAGCTCACTGCACAGCAGGCCCAACCTGAGTCAACCCCTCAAGTTAGTGGAATGAATGAGCAGGAGGTATTAAACCTCGTTCAGAACTTCTCAGCTCAACAGTCAGCGCAGACGCAGGCTAGCAGCAATGAGAAACAAGTTAGTGATGCATTGTTTGGACAGTATGGAGACAAGACCCAAGAGGTTGTTGCTTCCAAGGCTTCTGAACTAGGCATGACTGTCGAAGCTCTTCAGAGTTTGTCACAGACAAGCCCTCAAGCAGCACTTCAACTCTTCAATCAAGCTAGTGGTTCACCAGCTCCTAGAGCAACATCAGGGTCTGTGAACATACCAACAAGCTTTCAGAAAGAAGAGGGCTTAGCACCTCCAGAGAAATCTCTCTTGCGAGGAGCCTCCACTAAAGAACAGATAGAGTACTTGCACAAAGTGCGAGACGCTGTCTATCAAAAACATAACGTTAAAACATAATAAGAACGTTACAATAGCAAGACAGCTCAATTTAGAGCAGTCGTTAATATCTAAAATTAAAACAGGCGCGATCTATAAAGACGTGACCTAATTGATACTTAAGGGGAAATACTATCCAACTCACGACAAATACTACAGCGTTCATTGAGCAGGAGATCTATTCAGACTTCATTCTGATGAACCTACAGGATGGTTTGCTAGGTGAGCAATACTATCGTAACGTAGCAGACTTTGGTTCAGGCGACACTCTAAACATCCCTACCATTGGTTCTGTAACTATTCAAGAAGGTAGTGAGAACGAAGCCTTCACATACAACCCAATCGACACTGGTCGTGTAACTCTTGCTATCACTGATTATGTTGGTGATGCTTGGTTCGTTACTGATGACATGCGTGAAGATGGTTATAACGTAGATGCTCTTATGGCAGCACGTTCAGCTGAATCAACTCGTGCTCTACAAGAGAACTTCGAGACTCGCTTCTTAGCAGTAGCTAACGCAGCTCAGACTAATGCTAATGCAAACGAAATCAATGGCTTTGCTCACCGTATCGGTTCAGCAGAGACTAATGACATCTTCGACACTTCACACTTAGTGTCTATGCGTTTAGCTTTTGATAAGGCTAACGTGCCAATGCAAGGTCGTGTATTCATTGCTGACCCAGTGGTTGAAGCAACACTAAACAACCTAATCACTATTACCAATGACGTAACTCCTTTCGCAGCTGACATCTTGCGTAGTGGTATGGCTTCTGGCATGCGTTTCGTAGGTCAGTTATATGGCTTCGACATCATCTTGTCTAACCGTCTGCCTACTGGTGACTTCTCAGATGGTACTAACGCTGTAACAGGTGCTGTAGCTAACATTGCTATGTGTGTCCTAGATGACCAGACTAAGCCTGTTATGGGTGCATGGAGACGTCAGCCACGAGTTGAGGGTGAGCGTAATAAAGATCTACGTCGAGATGAGTTTGTTGTAAGCTCTCGCTTTGGTCTAGGTGCTCAACGTGTTGACACGTTAGGTGTTATCATCACTTCAGCTACAGCGATTGCATAAGGAGAAGAATAATGGGTTTTGAATCAAATACAGG